CCACCAGCTCCTGAACCACCAGCTCCTGAACCACCAGCTCCTGAACCACCAGCTCCTGAACCATCAGCACCAGCACCAGATGCCACTCCAGTACAATTACCGGATCCCGAACTATCTCCAACGCCTACGACGCCATCAAGGTTAAAGCGCGGTACAAATTTCCGCGAAAGCGTTCCGAAACCAAAACTTACAGTGACACCGTATCGACCAATACTAACTTTATCAGAGTCAGCAGCAAAGGTAAGAGCATTGGGAGAAAAGTTGGCGAACGATCAGATCTTGCGTCTGAAACCGCGTACATCTGGGCGAAATGTCATCTTACAGCTCGCTCAAGATTTAACAACAAACGGAGATACACAGGTCCAGCCTATTTTAGACGAACGCGTATCGTTCCAGTTCGCGTTATCAAATATGAACAATGTAGATACCAAGGTCGGAGGAGCGGTGGATGTATATGAGACAGAAATGTCGAAGGTTAAGACGTGTATGGCCACGCGCAAAGCTTCGGCTATTGAGCAGTACGACAAGGAACTTGAAGAACTACAGAAACAGAAGAGGGAACTCATGAACACTAAGACGTTTGACGTCCAGAAGCAACAGCAGCAGGGACAGCAGGGTAACAATGCTGACTATTTAAACAGGATGAAACAGAAGACTCCTGAACAACTAAACATAGAAATTGATGATTTGCAAGGCCGGAAACGTTTGATAAGACCAGAGCCGGGAAAAGGGCTTAATGAAAATCAAAAAAGAAGACTGGCAGACATTGACTCTAAAATAAAGTTAGTCAGCAATCTATTAAATCCTCAAAACCAACAGCAGACGCCAACAAGTTCAACTGGTGGACAGCGCCGCAGGTTCACGGTGCGCCAGCCGCGTCGGTTTCACGGGTATTGATCTTTAACTCTTTCAGAAGGTCTAAAATATATTTGTTCGATGTATCAGAAACTAAAACACACACGTCTTCTTTGCGACACGCTAGAAGAAGACGTATGACTTCGTACTGTTCCTGAGTTTTCAGTGCGTCGATAGTGATATCGAGAGGCACGTTTTTGTATATTAAATGTTCGCGTATCAGATCCATTATTAGAATGAATTGAGTTTCTGTGAATACGGGTTCTGGTTGAACGCCGTAAGAATCTCGGAACCGTTGCGCTCAGTGTACACATCCTGCTTGAGCGGGGCGTTGAACGTGTAAGAACCCAGATGCTGAGCTGTAGCGTTCGTGCTGACCATTCCAGAGTTGAAGCGCGCAGCATCCGACAGAACTGTTTCGTCTTTATTGGTCTGAGCCGAGTACATATCAGCACCAATGGACTGACCAGTTCCAGATGCGGCGCCAGCAGGTCCAGGGCGTCCCTCAGTCGTCAGCTTCATGAACTCCTGATACGGCTCCGTGAATGCGCGGACGTACGACGCCACAACACCGGCCATATTTCCACCCGCACTGAAGTATTCCTTGGACGTAGACTCGCGCGCCTGAGTCTTCATGATCTGCTCAGGGTAGTATCGCGTAGCTGTCTGCGCACCTACCGCCGTATTCACACGATCCATTCCGTATACAGCAAAACGATCAGGGCGGTTCTTGTTCACGTCGGCTTGAATTCCAGGCTGGGTCACCGCACTTGATCCGGGGATGACTGGAGGCTCGTATGACAGCTTGGGTTTGGTCACAACACGAACTTCATCAGTGGTACGAGGTAGCGCGTACTCGCGGTACTGATCCTGCTGGAATCCTCCTTTGGGGATATTCGTGTACCCATCGTTAGCACCCGGTCCGACATGTACCTGATCAATAGGGAACGTATTATTCATGTGCTGACCCGTGACCATGCGCGACTGCATGAAATCTGACTCATTCTGGTTTCCGAACGGGTTGCCTGTTGCGGGCTTGGCGTCAAAAAATGACTTGACCTCAGACTTCTGGAAATACTCCTTTCCAGCACCAGTGTGAGAATCCAGAATGCCGTTCGTGGCTCCGGAGTACATGCTCTGAGTCTTATTCGCACCAAAGTACGGTACCTCGTTATTATGACCCTTGTTCGTCATATCAGCTTCCATTCCGTCGTCGATATTTTCGGTCGGCCGAGGCGTGAAGTTTTCAATTGGTCCTCCGGAAGACATCTGTCCCTGCTTTTTGGGTTGGTCGACGGCGAGTAGATATCCTACTGCCCCCAGTCCCAAGAGAAGGGCAACTTCAATCATCTTTGTTAATCTGACCGCTTTTTCTTTTCTATTTTTACAGCCTCTGATTTTTTGGGGAAGATCGCATGTTCCTGAGGTTTATGATGTAACCAGTCCATCCGACGATGGGTCTGGTCAGTTTCCGTAGATGGTTTCGGAAATGTCACAGGAGAAAAAGGTAAATCCGACTCTCCAGGAACGTAGACCTTGCGGTTAATAGGATTATCTAAAGCGTAATTGCTCATTTGTAGAACTCTAACAATTGTTTTCAGCCATGCGTTTAGCTGATATATTTTCAACAGCTTTAAGATGCGGTTTTCTAGAATAATGACGTAAGAAATGGGATTTAGAATTTTGTTTAGGAGAATAACCACATATATCGCAATGACGTATAGGAGTATTCTGTTGGCGTTCTAAATTACGTTGCTGTAATTTTATCATATTTTCTTCATATTGAGCTTTACCTTCTGGAGTTTCTCTCCATTTCCAATATGACTCTCTTCTTCGTTCTATTTCTTTTTTACCGTCTTCTGTTTCAAGAAATGATAATTGAGAAATACTTGCTTTTTTCCTTGATTCATCGGTTCTATGAGCATCAGTAAGCTGAGTATCACGTCTCTTCTTAAATTCTGGGTCTTCCAAAAGATTTTTAGCTTTAATAGAAATTTTCTCTCGTGATTCTTCAGATAGATTATAATCACTGTCTCCTCCCGAAGTCAAATTATATCCATTAGGTGGAGGATACGTATTATATAACTGAATATACTTCTTCTCATACATATTCATATGATCATTATTACACTCAATTAATAATTCAAATACAAAGTTATTAATACCATACTTATTCATTGCGTTATACAGTGGAGTATTATGATCTTTAATGTTATTTACATGATCTCTCCATCTTCTTTTGTAATTAGTTGTTTGTCCTATATAACATTTTTCTTCGTGAAGCTTACAATAGATTCTATAAATATAACCCATTGTAATTAACACCTAACTTGATTAACGAAAATAATTCGTTTTATAAATAATTTGTTTACTTGTGAGCAGAAAGATTCCATCCGGACCAAGCGGATCGGTTAAAGGCATTCACTTGCATTGTATTCAACTGATTCTTGAACTTGTTCACCATCTGATTAAATGCTGACGGATCTGAACCAGGCAATGGTAGCGGATACTTGGCGTTTGTATTATCAGTGGGCTTAGGACCATAACAGTTGACTCCAAACTTGGTAGCAGGATCGAAGTATCCGCCGTTTACTCCCGGACGTCCACAAGATGTGCGAGCATTTGGGTCACTCTGTAGCTGAGTCCATGTAGACTGCTGGGTAGGGTACAGCGCCATCCCGCCTTGCGACCATCCATAAGCACACCACTCGGCGCCTAGAGATAATGCCGAATTTATTTGATCATATGTAGCAAGCTCAGAATCGTAAGCAGCACACACAGCTGGAGCGTCCTGATACGTGTACTCATTACCACCTACATGGAACACTTCGCTTTGCCCTACCGGTTTAGGTGCCGAAACAGTCTGACCAGATGTCGATGGTGCGGGAGAAGCCGTAGATGCTAAAGACGCCGGTCCCGTAATCCCGGCCGTACTTGTAGTTGTCGTATCATCCATCTGATGATACTCTACATGTAACATGCCGTTAGAGAAATAGATTTTCAGGATTCCAAGTTTTCCTAAGAGAAGAAGGACACCTATGAGAATCGCAATCACAACTAGTGTCGCTAAGAAACTACCCGTAGACACGAATGTTACAACGGTCAGAAGTACCAGAACAACGCAAATAATGATTAACAAACCTCCGCTATTCAGGATAGTCTCGGCATCAGACTGCGTTGAAGACTTTGTATCAGGAGTTACGGCTGGACCGGTACTTCCAGTCGTACCTGTCCATAAACTCTGGAACTCCGCTACGGGATCAAATGTCGAATCGCTCATTAATTGTTCAGGCGATAATAAATCAGCAGACGCATTTTACTTGATAAAGGGAACTCTTTTGGCCCATGTTCTTCAACCCGCATATCATCCAACGTATACCACGATTGTCCAACCTTGTCTCGACCATACGACCACCAATGAGAGCCATTATAGCAACATACTGAAAGTAAAGCGTATTGGATTTTGTTGAGCATCAAAATACTCGAGTAGTTAACAGATGCCTGCGTGCTTACCATATGAAATGCCATGACTTGTGGGAACGACCCAATAAGTTGCTGTTTAGTACATCCTTTTTCTTTACAAGATTCGCATGTCCAATCTGGAATATCGTGTGGTAAGACAGTATCTGTAATACACTTAGAAATAGGAACGCAAGGTCCACTTGAAGTTAAAGAAAACTCAGTTACCATATCCTCTTTCAGTTCCTTCTTTTTGCAATTTTTACACTGAATAGAATCAGCGACTTTGAATCTACAAAGTTTATCAAGAAAGGGAAGCTTATCACACAGGTATACAAACAGTTCATGACTGTCCCCAATACCTTGACCTGCGGGCATAACTTCCGTCCTCACAGCTTCAAAGAAATCCTTCAACCCATCACCCTTTGTTGACCAAATTTTGTAGAGCGCCATATCTACGGGATTTGTTGGGTCGTGGGTCCCATCCGTATACCTTTGTTTAACATCCGGTATGCGAAGTACTGATTGTAAACATGCGTTCACCCAACAACTGCCGGAGAAGTTTGGAAGACCGAACATCTCTTTACTTAATGTTGTATCTTAGAGAAATCGGTTAAAAAGGGTTGTGGTGGACCGTCGACAGGAAAGGCTTTTGCCAGATCAGGATTGAATTCGTGAGTCTGGTCAGCTGGACCTTGACATCCTCCGGCTAAGCCTTGATCGGAAGCTACCTGACCCGGTCCCACCGGAGCTCCCGAAGATACTGTTCCAGAAGCAGTTCCAGAAACAGTTCCGGGTCCGTTAGTTATGTCGGGACCGAAAATCTGGGGGTAGGGACCAGCTACCGTTTTTCCACCTCCTGAACCTCCAGTATTTGTAGGAACTGGAGGAGGACTTGCGCTAGGACCATAAATAGCCTGATTGGATGGACCGGAAGTTTTCGATGATGAATGAGTCCCCTTTTCTCCGAACGTTTTCAAAGTATCAATCAGCTGATCGTTAGACATATTTTCGCGAGGGCGGTAAAACAAAATCACTAGAATCGCAAGACCTAACAGGACCCACAACCACATTGTCTTTGTTAGAATATAAGAAATGGTACGGAAACAGACTCGTAAGCGCCGCGGAGGTGGTCTAGGTGCTAATACGGCCACTTGGCCACCGGATAATTCTGCGTTCGGTAGGTTTGTAGGTTCCCCACTGAATGCGGATAATTTAGAGTTTGAGAAGTCGGTCAAGGGTGGAAAGCGCCGTCGTAGCCGCAAAACTCGTCGTCGCCGTCGTGGAGGAGACCCGATTCCTTCTCGTGATCAACAGGGACTGCAAACGTATGATGTGAAGCCTAAAGATTCGTCTGCTTGGAAAGGGTATGATACACACAAAGTTGAAGCAAAAATGGGACAGTATGATTCGTACAAGAAGAAGATTGCTCTTAAGAAGTAAAGCTAAACAAGTACAGAGTCTGATTTAAATCAGCTACAATCTCATCACGAATATTCAGCAAGTCAGTATCCTTACTGCTGAGTAGTTTCGGTAACCGTGTAGTTAACCATTCCACAGCCTGTTTCAAAAGTTCAGGTCCTTCTTCGTCGCTGTAATTGCGTAGACGGATCGTACCGTTGCGCTGGGTTAAGTTCAGACGACCGTACTTACCAAAATACACTTCCATAAACTTATCGATAGATTCGTCTAGACTATCAACCAATTTGTCCGTTGACTTATGACGGGAAAACTGCATAGTTTCCCAATGATAAATTTTTACTTGGTTACGAAGCGTCAACATCAAATTCACAATTTCACCGCTCATTTGTTAATTGTACATGATAAATACTGGCAAAAACATATTCGGTATTAAAAATCCAAAAAAGATTATATAAATGGCAGAAGTGGACAGAGCCACATCTATTGGCTGGGTATCATATTCACTTCGCCAAGCAATGGGTGATCCTGAATTAAGAAATACGAT